TGGCATGACTGAAACCTGTAAAGCTATTGCCCGTAAACACGAACAGAAGATGCGCCTTGACTATGAGTTAGTTAGGGCACTGAAGTGTACAGAGATTATGCAAAAAGGTTTTACCTTTAGACCCGGTTCTCGTGTTGAAATTTTATGTAATGACATCGTACCTATTGTTGCACTTGAATAAATGGAATCATTGGTAGCTGCCGTTATTGCCGCAATTGCTGGCGGAGCAGCTTTAAACAACAGACTACACAACAGAATAAATAACGTACACGATCGCATAGGCGGTCTTGATAGGCGCATTGACGCCTTGGAGCTAAATGTAGCTCAAGACTATGTATCTAAAGCTGATCTATCAGTAATGGTGCAACGTATGGAAGACCATATGGTACGCATTGAAAACAAATTAGACCAAATTGCATTGAGGAATAACTAATGTCTTATAAACTAGTAGACGTAACACGTAACAAAGTACTGCAAGAGTTTGAAACTATTGAGCAAGCTGAAAAAGCTTTGCGCTACCAATCAGTTGAAGATTATGTAAGGCTTGAAATTCAAGCAGATGCTAAACCCAAGCCTAAAGCTAAGAAAGCAAAGAAGGTAGTAAGTGAAGAAAGCAAGTGAAGACCAGTTTAACGAACTCCATAATCTGGTAACTAAAGAGTTTTTGCAACGTGTCAAATCTGGTGAAGCCTCTACACAGGATCTCAAAGCAGCTTGTGATTGGCTAGCAAAGAATGACATCAGTGGAGTTGCAGTAGAAGGCAACCCGTTGTCCAAACTTGCAAACATTATGCCAACAATTGACCCAGAACTTGTACAGAGCAGACTTTATGGCAGAAAGCACAGCTAGTTATTACGAATCTAACCCTAAAGCACGTAAAAAACGTAACGCGCAACAGGCTAAATATAACAAGACAAGTAAAGGTTTAAAGATCCGTACTGACGCCAATAAGCTCAATCGGAAATTGGGTACTTATGGCAATGGTGATGGCAAAGATGCATCCCATACAGGTCCGAATAAAGGAAAGTTGGAGAAAGCCTCTACTAACCGTCGAAGACCACGCCTAAAGATCAAATACGCATGACTCCTCTACTTCCATCTCCTGAACACTACCTCTACAACCTCATAGCCATGACATCTCCTGAAGCCAAGCGCCTATGGAGGCGCAGCATCAAAGAGCATTTTGGATGCACATGTGTTTATTGCGGACAAACTTATGAACAACATCAACTCACTTTGGATCACGTGCTACCTCGCAGTAAGGGCGGCGAAGACATTTCATCGAATGTTGTACCAGCGTGTACTCAATGTAATCAGGATAAAGGAAGTAAACATTGGCTCAGTTGGATGAGACAAACCTTTGGTGAAAATCAACTACGTGAAATACTAATTCTCTCACATATTTCTTGATGGGTAAAAATAACATAGACAACATGTCAGCAGAGGAACGTGCGGCTCTTTTAATGAGCCTTATGCGTCCTCCTGACCAAATGCCAACTCGTGACGCAATAGAAGCAAATAGGATTCTAGAAAGTCTTCGGATTAATCAACCTAAGAATATTGGTGGAACATTATCCATTCGTAATCCTGTCACAAATATTCAGGGTCATATGATTCCTGGTCCTCAAGGTCATGAAGTCTCGTTTACATCTAATGGTAGTTTTAGTAGACCAAATGTGCCTAATACTAAGCTGCAAACGTTAGGATCAAACGCTACCGTTAATCAATTGATTAATGAGTTGCCCACTTCTCGTAATAAAGCAACTGGTGTAGACAATAGATATACTTTCTCACCTTTGGAAGATATTAAGGATTTTAAACGCTCGCTAAGGACTGGTAAAAGGTCCAACTCACGAAATACTGCCTATAAGCGTAGTACAAACGGTGCCTTCAATGCTCACACCAAAAAAGATGGTGAAATGGTCGGGCATGGCACCCGTAAAGGAGAAACTACTTGGCAGCCAAGAAATGCTGGTGGTAAATTTGGCAAACATGTCCAATTTGACCCAACTGATCCTGTAAAAAGGCTTGGTAAATTTGCAATTGAAAAAGGTGCTGCACGTTTTATTCCTGTAGTTGGTCAATATATTCAAGCAGCTATGACTGCTGACAGCGTATTCGAAGGTATTACAGGCAAAAGTGTTATTAAAGAGTTTATACCGCAAGCTAAAAGATCTATTAAAGATCAATCAATACCACGTCCAGCTACTTTAATGATGTACTAAACATATATGACTAACGTCCTTGAGGCGTTGCAAGATGATTTCAAGTTGTTCTTACAAGCACTGTGGGGACAACTTGAACTTCCTACGCCAACACGCGCACAATACGCAATCGCAGACTATCTGCAAAACGGTCCTAAACGTCTACAGATTCAAGCCTTCCGAGGAATCGGTAAATCTTGGATTACTGGTGCGTTTGTTCTTTGGACCTTATTTAAAGATCCTGAAAAGAAAATCATGATCATCTCTGCATCTAAAGAACGTGCAGACAATATGTCAATCTTCTTACAGAAACTGATAATTGAAACACCATGGCTGGTGCATTTGCGCCCTAAATCTGATGACTCCCGTTGGAGTCGGATATCTTTTGATGTTAATTGCTCCCCTCACCAAGCTCCTTCTGTTAAATCAGTGGGAATTACTGGTCAGCTTACTGGTAGTCGTGCAGATTTAATGATTCTGGACGATATTGAGGTTCCTGGCAATTCGATGACAGAAATGATGAGGGAGAAACTTTTACAATTATGCACTGAAGCTGAGTCTATTCTTACCCCTAAGGATGACAGCCGTATTATGTACTTAGGTACTCCTCAGACGGTCTTTACGGTCTACAGGAAGCTTGCAGAGCGTAACTATAGGCCTTTCATATGGCCAGCACGTTTCCCGCGCTCTCTGTCCAATTACGAGGGTCTCATAGCTCCTCAATTACAAGAAGATATAGACACTGGCTCTGAAAAATGGGCTGTAACTGACCCAGATAGATTTAATGATGAAGACCTTATTGAACGTGAAGCAGCAATGGGACGAAGCAACTTCATGCTTCAGTTCATGCTCGATACTTCACTTAGTGACGCAGAAAAGTTCCCCCTTAAAATGGCTGACCTTATCGTCACTAGCGTTAATCCCACTACTGCTCCCGATTCCATCATCTGGTGCTCAGACCCAAGAAACATCATCAGGGATGCTCCGACTGTCGGATTACCTGGAGATTATTTCTACAGTCCAATGCAGCTCCAAGGAGACTGGGATACCTACCAAGAGACAATCTGCAGTGTTGACCCGTCGGGTCGTGGCTCGGATGAAACGGCAGCAGCGTATATCTCCCAACGCAACGGTTTCCTGTACTTGCACGAAATGCGTGCTTACAGAGAAGGGTACTCAGACAACACTCTTCTGGACATTCTAAAAGGTTGCCGTAAGTACAACGTTACTAAACTCATTATCGAAACTAACTTCGGTGATGGCATTGTTGCTGAATTATTTAAAAAACACTTAGTCCAAACTAAACAAGGTATTGATGTCGAAGAAGTCCGGGCAACAGTCCGTAAAGAACAACGTATTATTGATACTCTTGAACCCGTTCTTAATCAGCATAGGCTTGTTGTGGATCGCTCTGTCATTGATTGGGACTACAACTCCAACAAAGATGCTCCACCCGAATCTAGACTCCTCTACATGCTCTTCTATCAGATGAGCCGTATGTGTCGTGAAAAAGGTGCCGTTAAACATGACGATAGACTTGATTGTCTTAGTCAAGGTATCCAATACTTCACTGACTGCATGGCTATATCCGCTCAAGAACAGATTAATACTCGTAAACAGGAAGAGTGGTTAGACATGCTTAGATCCACTATTGATGACCCTCAAGGCTCAGCTAATCACCTTGTTTTAGGCCTAAATAAAGACCAAAGACAACAAGCTAGAGGAAATGACCAAACTGCAGTCCCCAACTGGGTTTAGGTGCGATAGGACATGTATACAGGAGGAGGAGGGGTGGACTCCAACTTCTGGAGGGGTAAAGGAGACAATCCAACCCCTTTACTATTATCCGATGAATGGATAATCCGTAAGCACTGACACAAGTTTATTTAATTAATTAAGTAATAGGCGTCTCGCTGGAGCTCGACCAGTACTTAATACATGATGATCTGAATCATCCCTTAATGATGATCCGTATCATCCCTTATTACACAGCTAGTAAATTACATGCATTCTGTACGTTTAGTACATTCAACTCAAGGTGGTGATGACTTGATAGCTTACATGGCTAGAGTCTCTAATCCTGCTAATCAAAACAACACTGGGAACAGTGCTCGTTTAATTAAATACCTTATAGATCATAATCATTGGTCTCCCTTTGAAATGGTTAACATGTGTGTAGAAATATCTACTACACGTAGTGTCTCTGCTCAAATCATTCGTCATAGGTCTTTCTCTTTTCAAGAGTTTAGCCAACGTTATGCTCAAGTTACAGAGAAACCTTTGATGCCTGAGCTGAGGCGTCAAGATACTAAGAATAGACAGAATAGTATTGATGACTTGAATCCTTCAATGGTGGATTACTTTGATTCACAGATTCAACAGCTGTTTGTTCAATCAAATACACTGTATGAGTCTATGTTGTCTTCAGGTATTGCTAAAGAGTGTGCTAGAGATGTACTTCCTATGGCTTCCCAAACTAAATTGTACATGAATGGTACTTTAAGGTCTTGGTTACATTATTGTCAGCTACGATGTGGTAATGGTACACAGCATGAACACAGGATTATTGCTGATTACTGTCAAGAACTGATTTATCAATGCTTTCCGATGGTCTATGAGGCATTCATGGCGGCTCAGGAATTTTGACATAATTTTCTGAAGCCATATACGTAGGTGCAGGGACGCAAATTTACCCCTATGGGGGGGTCATTGTGCTCCCTATTTGATATTTTTGCCGCGCTGGATATCGGATCCAGCATTAAACACTTGGCTCTCTCGGCACTGGGGTGGCACGCTGCCGTAACCATGACGTGCTGTTACATCTCTTAATCTCCACCAATCTGTAGCGGCTCAGTCATACCAAGGGTTTTGCACTTTTAATATTTATTTAAGAATGGCAGCTGTTCGCTGAGATCAGTTGGTATCACTGACATCTTGTTCAATGTTGCACGAGTCATGCTGCTTCGACACGTTGCCTTAGTGGACAACTGGCTATACATTGACATCAAGCGACAGCACTCCCTTCATCGCTGCATCGCTTGCAACCTATTCAATCTTGCAATGAACAACCATCCTATAGAGCACTTCATAGCTGCTCTCCTCGTCTTAGCTGAGGGCCTCTGCTGGATCATCAACGAACTAGCAGGTCACCACGTCCAACAGCTCCCAACCTTTAAACCCTTTCAACCTGTCCACTTGCTCACACGTTCTCTTCTCATTGAAGAGGCCAAGATCCTCAGATCACTAGGCAACACATACAAACAGATTGCCATTGCTCAACAGATCAGCCGATCAACAGCTTGGAGCTACGTCAACACTTATTAATCGCTTCATTCTCTTCTCCTAATCGCTTCATTCAATCATGATCACGCGTTCTGAATTCGTTAACTATTGCCTTAGCTTTTATGGAGTTGATGGTATTTACGAGATGTATCCACCGATGACACATTCTCAGGCTTATCACGCGACAGCGTACAGAGAACAATCAGAACATTGGGGCGATGGTGACACACTAGACCGCGAACATGTTCTCGAATTCTGTGCTGCTGTTTATGGCACTCACATCAACTAACACCACTCACTTAATCCACTAATCATCTAAATCATCATGCGTAAACTTGAACAGCAGATGTGCAAAGCAATTGAAAACAATTGTGAGCACTGGTCTACTGCAAATACTGCAGTTATTAAGGACAAAGAAGGCACTCACCATGTGTATTTACATGGTCATGAGATTGCTCAACTCGGAGATGACTGGATCAAAGTTAGGCATGCTGGCTGGCGTACTAACACGACACGATCACGTCTACGCGCCTTGTTAAGTGAATTTGGCTCTGATTCTGATTACATACGTCAGAAAGATTTCATATGGTATGTCAATGATATTGCCATGACAAATGATGGTTGGTACGGCGTCGCCTGACCTGTACACATAGGCATACTGAATCTCTCCTTTAGGGGCCTTAGTGCCCCTCAATGAGGGACTCACATCCCTTGTCTTTTGTTTTTATTTTCACCATGTTTAATCCTTTTGGATATCACACGCTGGCCAATGTCATGGGGACATCTCACCCAGTGAATAATGTCACAACGGATTTACTTAATGGTGAGGTTGTTGTTGAACACACCACGGGAATCGTGACTGTTCATGACCATGTATCAAGGCTTGCAATCCTGAACCTATTGTATGGCCCAAGCATTTCAATTGATCTCTGGGTGGAACATAACCTGTCCCCAGATATTAATGCTTACGTTGACAACAAGTTAGCTATAACATCTGACTTCATTTAAGTATAACTTTTGCCTTTTCACAATCATAACACCAAGGACCCAAACAATGTACTCAGTACAAGTACTTAACGGAAACCGCTGGGAAGATCTAAAGACTTATCAACCCAGATCATGGAATGATGCTGTCCAATTATTCACGCATTATATGGAACGCTTCCAGATGCATGACTACCGCATCTTTCCAGTTGTCTCACTTCCTGAGGTCAAGTAATGACTCAACAGGAAATGGACCGCATGAATGATTCACTACAGGATCAAATGCTTGCAGCGTATGAACGTCAACAAGAACGTGAGTACGACGAAATGGTCAATGAAGAACCAGAACCTAAGTATTGGTCTCCTTCAGAACAAGATTACATTGAATGCTTCCAAAGACGAAGAGAATTTGAGCTTTTGATGTACAGGAGCAAAGATCACAAATGAGCCCAGCATTCATTAACTATCTCAAAACTAAATACAAAGCCCTTCAACGTATCATTCAACAAAATGAACACAGAAAAACAACCAAGTAACGAGATCTCGCTTGATGATGATTACTTCATCAAGAATGCAATCAGTTGTTGGCTGCATCACTTTCCCAATCATAAATG